ACAGGGTCATTCTGTCTTGTAACAGCGAAACCCACATTGAGCCAATCTTCATTCGGGATAAATCCCTGAATATTATTTTCCCATCTGATATCAGGCATAATTTACCTCCAATTCTTAGTACGGTCTAGTTACAGTAGGTGATGTTGCAACGAACTTGAAGCCAAGTCCCTGCAGTGCGGTCTTGGCGGCTGAATCCAGTTTAACAGGAAGTCTGTCCTCGTAGATTACTCCCTTTGTTACGACTGATCCCGCCATGTCGCCGCTGGTCACGTCCACATCCTCATACACGAAGCCAACTGCAGACGCTCCGTTTGCGGGAAATGGTGTACCAGCCTTTACATACTTGGATCCGTTAGCGGCAGTAGTAGCTCCCGTCTGCGGGATCGTTCTGGTCTCACGGGTGACAGGTTCATCCTCAACGAGGAACCAACCCGCCTCATAGACCTTGCCTTCTTCTTTTTCATAAATAAAAGACATTTAGTTTCCTCCAATCTTCTCTTATTCATTAGCTTTGGGGGCTTCTCCGTATATGTCCCCATGATACCGTTTCTCCAGCTGAGCCGCTCTGCTTTCTGTGCGTGGCGGTTTCGGATCATTCGCAGGTGGGTTGTTTTCTCCTGCTCCTTTTGTGTCAGGCTTACCGATAAAATCAGACCACTCATTCTTTGCGGATTCTTTCAGCTCGTCAAGGTTTTCCAGCTTGCCGTCTTTGTCAAGTTTCAGATCATCCAGTGAAGTTACTTTCATGACAGAGTCGATACGCTTTTCCACAACGCCGATCTCTTTGAGCAACGCCCTGTACGCATCGTCTTTAGCCTTTTTAGCGGCGGCTTCAGACTGAGCGTGCTTGTAGTCATCGTACTCCTTTTTCAGATCATCATACTTCTTCTTGAATCCGTTGTCAGTGTCCACAGTAGCCTTCAGATCGTCCAGTTCCTTTTGAACGTCTGCAAGTGTTTCTGAATCTTTCTTGTACTTGTCACGTTCTTCTTTCAGAGCATCGATTGATGCAACGTGACCGTCCGTGATTGCGTCCACAGCATCAGCCATGTTTTCTGATTCAACACCAGCCTTTGACAAAATTTCTCTGATCTTAGCTTTCGATAACGCCATAGTTATTATTCCTTTCTTTCGTTGCGGTTCTTTCGCACTAATAATACCTTTGGAACAGACTGTATCACGTAATGATTATTTTGTCAAATGCCATGAATAATATACAGTGTAGATAAAACGTACATTTTGGAAAACTTTCTCCTGAGAGACCCCCCTATAGCGACTTTTCTATAATGTACTTATTTTCTACACTTCCTACACTAAAAAAGTATAACAAAATAAAAGAATATATAAATATATAAATAAAATAAAACTGGACTAAATAGGTACACTTTACTCCGCTGACGTGTCATTTGGTTTGAAAAAATTTTTTTATTTTCCACAAAAAATGCAAATGCCCGAATACTTATTCGGACATCTGCATAGTCAAACATGGTTTCGAAAGTAGAACGTGTGACCCCTCCAATGGGCAACTACAGTATATCATTCCACGTCTACAATGTCAAATTCTTCAAGAATGCAATCTTCGCACCACTGTTCTCCGTCATACTCTCTCAGCTCATCCACTTCCTCACCGCAGTGATCGCAGTACAGATGTGGAACATTCCTGTTCGGACAATACTTGCCGAGACAACCCATTTCCTTCGGACAACCTACGCACTCATCTTCGTACTTGATCATAACACTTCTCCTTTCGATTATCATGTTCTTTATCTTGTCTTAATAGTACCACTGTCTAAAAAGATTGTCAATATTTTTTTATAGAAAGTTTTAATTTGTTTTGGTCAAGCCTAAAATCATAGATAAAAAAAACCCTGAGGTATGCCTCAGGGCTCAAAATTTAGCCTTTCAGGATAGTTTCTATCATTTCCTTATATTCCGATAGGTGTTCTGTCATAGCAGGCTCTAAAAACGGCTGTGCTCGCATCCTGCTAGTTCCCATCTCCACATCAATTTTGTTATCGCAGTGGCTTTTTATCCTCTGCTTCTTATGGTTTCCCATAAGTTCGGCGTACATCACCATCCTCGTGGGATGTCGGACACTCTTGGGTAAAATTATTGCTTCCATAACGCTCATTACCTACGCTCTACGGTACTGATGGTCTATCAGTTACCTCGGTGTCAGCTGTTATATATACGAATAATGTTGTCGCTTATAAGTCTTATTTTGTCCGTTGCAAACCTTGTATATTCCGGTTTCACTTACGCCCTCAATTTCTGCGCATTGTTTGACTGATTCATAGATAACATTGGTTTCAACGTGCAATACACGCTTTTTTACTCTTGCTTGAAAAGCTGTATTGCCAGCCGTAAAACGCCCGTCACCGCGCCTGTTAGGTATGCCTTTACCACCATCACATTCAGAAACATTCCATCCATGTTTGATGGTATCGTATTTCTGAATATACTCACTTTCAAGGCGTTTCGCGGTTTCCTTTGTTTCTGCTTCATCTATCCTGATAAATTCATACGATTTATCAAGATGCCGTCTGTATCTATGTTCAGAAATCCTGCGCTTAAAATTAACTGTGCGCCCTACGTACAAAACACTTCCATTCTGCTTGATAACATAAATCGTATACATAATCGGCCTCCATTTCATCTGTGATACTTTTATTATATCACAGATTTATCATTTTTACAATGCCGATTTTGCCCGATTATTCGATACACATTACTGTGTAAAGCCGCATGTTTGTCTACGGAGCATACTCCACATTGGTGCCGATGTAGGCAGTGTTCTTATCGTGGGTGTGTGAGATCGAGTTTCTAAGTCTGCCAGTGTCGACAGGGCATGCGAGCTTTGCGTTGCGCTCAGCTATTAAACCCACTTTCTCCAGAGCTTTCTCGATTTGACTGAATGTGGCTTCCTCTATCAGAGCGGAGAAGTCATTCTCCATATCAAACTTCATATCCATTACATCTCCTCCAGTTTTTCGTCTGTTAGTCGGTGTGCGATGTCTGCCATAGGTTACTCCTTAATCGTCAAATAGCCAAATTCTGGTACATTTTGTTTCTCGGCTTCAATCGCTTCGTCCGTCTCCGTGTATGTGCGCCCAAGTTCCGCTGGGTCGATGGCCTCGCTGTACCGCACGCCGTCACGCTCGATCATCATACCCTTGTCGGAGTATGTGCGGTTCAGCACCACACCGTCCTCACGGGTCTTGTAGAATTCCGTGATAATCATTGTTTAACCTCCACAGATTTCGGGGTAATCCTCGATTGCTCTAAACTGATTGGCATAAGTTGACCAGTTGGTTGCTGCCCTATAGCTGTCAACCAATGCAGACGGAACATAGATATAACCCTCTCCGCTTGCTATTTTAGTGCCTGTAAATGCACTTACATTTCCTAAAGTGCAGATGGCATCAGATTTCCGCAAGATAAGAGTTTCCAAGGATGAACATTTATTGAACCCTTTCTCATCAATTCTCTTGCATATAGGCAAATCCACATAGGTCAAGGCAGAACAGCTTTCCATAGCCTGTCCTGACACGAATCCCACTTTTGGAAATGTTACGGTTTCAAGTGCAGTATCACCCATAAAAAGAAACTGTTCTAACTTGCTAAGCTTCGGCATATAGACAGTCCGCAAACTCGTAGCACCTCTAAAAACACTTGAACCGGGGTCTGCGAATTTGGGCAAATTAAGATGCTCTACCTTTGAGCCTGCTATCGCAAAACCTTTTCCACTTTCAGCATTTGGAATATTTAACTCGGTAAGTGAAGAACATCCACTTACTAAATAATTATTAAGTTCTGTTGCTTTTGGTAAGTCCAACTTTGTTAGTGAGGTACAATTTTGGAAAGCACTACCACCAACAGTTTTCGCATTTGGTAAGTTTACATCAGTCAAAGCCGAGCAACCGTAAAAAGCATATTGGCCGACATAGGTTGCATTTTGAAAATTAACCGAGGTCATTTTGTTACATCCGTTAAACGCATATGCACCAACTGTGGTTATTTCATTGTCGGAATAAGCGGTTATTGTTTTGTTGACAATGCTCCTTGCCACATCATCACCGCCTCCACCGGCTTCGATTGCCTCAATTGCGGAAACAAATCCAGCCGGGAATGCCAGTGCTTCGGAAGTGCCTCCCTTGCTGCGGATTGCATCTGCTACCGAGGTCAAGTCTGAGTCCAGCTTTGAAGAATCTATCACTTTATCATAAGCCATCAGTAACTACCTCCATTCCATGTAGGAAGTGCCGCCAGTACATCACTTACCATTGCAGACTTGTCAGCGGCAGTCCAGTAGTCAGTTCCTTTGACGGGTGTTTTACCGTTTGCACCGTCAGCGCCAGTATCGCCTTTGTCGCCCTTATCGCCTTTAGGCCCCTGTTCACCCTGTGGGCCTTGAATGCCTTGGGGGCCTGTATCGCCGGTATCTCCCTTTTCTCCCTTCTCACCCTTGGGGCCTGCTGGCCCCTGTGGCCCGTCAAACTCACCACTTGCTTTGGCCTGAGCCAGAGCTTCGTTGGTTGCTTCCTGCAAATCTTCCTGAGATATTGCACCAACATCCTCGGCGGTCAATTTAACATTGCCAGTATAACCGTTTACAGACTGAACAGGCGATTTAACCGGATTCTGCGCAAGATAATCCTCAACAGCGTTTTTGATTGCATCGGGGTCTTGAGATTCTTCGATTCTGTCAAGCCGCTCCACCAATTCGGAAAGCGTGGTTTGCTCAGGAGGCGTAAACACATAATCAGCGGGCTTGTTTCGCCGATTAACCTTGAGTGTTTTGCTGATTTTGGTGTAACCGTTCTCAGCCGTGCCAACAAAAGCCCAGACATTCAAATCCTTGTCAGTCTGCAACAGAATATCCGGGATAATAGCCGCGCCGTCAACAACATCAACGTCAATCGACCGACCGAAAACCTTGTTGCTGAAATGCACTTGCGAACAATCCGCATCAACAGCCAAAGTGCGCCCAGTGTCCCACTGCCAAAGTTCAGAGCGTCCGTCATTCAATGTCAGCATCGTTGCTCACCTCCTGATTTCGTAATTCTTCCAGTTCCGTCTCCATCCTAAATTTCATATCCATTACATCGCCTCCATATGTTCATCCAACCAGTCCTCATAATCAATGTCCCCCAGCCTAGAGTCCCTGTACACCTCACTTGGATTGACCGTCGGATCAGTTTCTCCTACTACTGCTACCATCGTACACCTGCAGTTATAAACCTCTCTCGGATCCCCGTCAGGATCCGCAGGGAACATCAGTCCATTGGAGAACTCCTCCTTGATTGGGACGTGCTCCCCATCCTGAGCGGCATGAGAGTGGCGGGTCCTGCCCTCG